CGAATTCCTGCCCAGCGTACTGCGCCTCGAAGTCGACGTTGCCTTCGAGGCCGATGCCCTTATAGGACGCGGTGTAGTCCTGGGTGGTGACAGCCATCACGCCGCCGCGGTTGCCACCGGACACGCCGAGGCGGATGCCCGACGTGTTGACGCCGGTAACGCCGCGCCAGTTGGCCTGAATGCCGCCCTTGCCGGAAACGCGCGGAATGACGTTCCGCAGCGGGGTCAGGACCGGGTACAGGAACTTGGCGCCGGCCTCGAGGTCGTAATAGGTGAGACCGGAAATCGCCGACGCGCTCTGCGCAAAGGTGCTCTTCTCGAGCATCTTGGCGAGGATCGGGTCGCCGGCCATCGGGGATTCGAACGCCTTGCGGAAGGCGTCCAGGGTCGCCTGGGCAAGCCCGGGATCGTGGGCAGTCATGGAATTGCTCCGAATGAAAAAGGGCCCGCTACGGGGGCCTGCGTGGGAGGACGGGTGCGCTTGCCTAAGGCGCGTGAGGCGGTCGCCGTCTCCGGTCGAGCAAAGTCATGGGCACCGTCTCCGGGCCCGAATGGTGGCTATTGGGCGGGGACGTCCCGCTTCGTTTCGAGGCCCGGCAGACCGCGATACGGATTGCCGAAGGACTGCTTGATCAGCTCCACCGCCACGGCATTGGCGTCGCCGGTTTCGGCCGCCTTGCGAACGGCGGTCACGGACTCGTCCTCCTTGCTGACGACCTGAAGCTGGACCGGGCCGCCGAGCAGTGGCTGCTTCTTCAGCATGTCCACCTCGGTGCGCAGCTCGGTGATGGTTTTGCCGGCATCGGCCATCATGCCGATGGCCTTTTCCATTGACGCCTTCAGGTCGGCGTTGTCGGCGAGGACCTTCGTGAGGTCCGCCGCCTTGGAGAGGTCGGGGGCGGCCGATTTGTCCATGCCGCAGTCGGCGCCCAGCTTCACCAGCGCGTCGTGCGCCGCCTGCAGGGTCGCCTTGTCCGTCTTGCTGTGACGGGCACCGGCCTTCATCAGCTCGAGCACGGGCGCATAGCGCTCCATGGCCTCGGCGGATTCCTCGTCCGACGTGCTCGACAGGATCGCGTCGAGCGCCTCGGCAACGATATCGCCAAATTCCACCAGCAGTGCGCCGAACCGGGTCTTGAGATCGTCGCTGGCGGAGATCGCGCCCCCAAAATCCCAATAGGTGTCCTGTTCGAAGCCTTCCTCGGCATCGCTGATGGCGGCGAGCAGCTGGACCAGGTTGGCGACGCCATAGAGGCTGATCGCCTTTTCGACGGTCGCACCGGCTGCCTTGGCCGCGTCGTCCTTCTTGGTGCTGCCCGGCCAGTCGGCGGGCAGCATGTCGGTCATCTTCAGCGCCTTGGCCCGCTTGATGATGTGGCGCTTGGTGGCCGCCTTGTTCTTCGCCCGGCCGTAGGACTCGATCGCGTCACCGAGGCTCTTCTTGTCGTCGATCGGATAGGAGCCGTCCTTCATGGCGACGCCTTCCTTGGCCTCTTCCTTACGGCCATCGGTCGACAGGTCGGCCTTGCCCAGCGCCGCGGCGAGCGCGGCGGTGGCGTCGTCGAGGGGCTTGGCCGGCGAACTGACCTTGGCCAACTCCTCGTTGTGCTTGACGGCGTCGGCCTTGAGCTTGAACGTCTGGCCGTCCTTGGACTTCCACACCTGCTCCACTTCGGAGCGGGGATCCTCGACGGGCTCGGAGACCTTTTCGGCTTCGACCTTCGGCGCCACGACAACGGCCTTAGCCAGTTCGGCGCCGGCCGCCTCGATATGGTCTGGCCATTTGGTCTCGTCCCCGGCGGCCTTCGCCAGTTCCTTCGCCTTGGCCGCGATCTCGTCGTTGGTGGGCACCTTGGGCGCAACAGTCGCGAACGCCTTCTGCACCACGGCACCGTCCGCCTTGATCATCTCAAACGTCGCCGTGGGGAGGCAAGGGACGTCGACCAGTGAAACTTCGATCGGCTCGGCGATGTACCGCTGAAGGCCTTCGTCGTCCTTCCAGCGCTTCACGTAGGAGCCGCCCTGGCTGAAGCCGGTGTAGACACCTTCCTCGACCTTGTTCCACTCGGCATCGTCGACGACCTTGGCGCAGATTTCGATCTGCTTCTGATCGTCGTTGAAGTTGATCTCGGTGACCTTGCCGGCCGCGACCTTGCCGTGCATCGCGCGGAGGTTGCCCAGGCTCTTGCCGTCGGACGCCTTGGCGATTTCGCCGGACCACTTCTCGTAGAGCGGCTTGGTGCCGGCGTAGTCGCAGATTTCGCCGGAGCGATCCTTCACCTCGGCCGTGGCGACGCCGTAGACGAGCCGCTTGGCGGCATCCACCTTGGTGATCGGAATGAACATCTGAAGGTCAGTCAAAGCCGTTTTCCTTTGCGAAAACAGTTGCGTAGGGCCGATCAGTCTCGGTACGCCCACGTGTCCGCCGACGCTTCAATGGAGCGACCGGTCGAGAGGGTGATGCGAAAAGGCGGCGGCGACTGCTGGCTCCCCGGCTCAGACACGCCCGCCGCGGCGACGGATTGATAGCCGGCCACCTTGGACTGGTAGTGGATCACCATGTCGCGATAACAAGAGTCGCTGGCCTGCTCTTGCGTGAGGTTTCGGCCGAGGCGAATTCCAAGCTCCGCCAGTTGCTTGAGTAGCGATTGGAGTGAAGTGCGTCCAAAGCCAGGCACCCTCAAAAGATGCGCGGCGCTGACTTCGGCAAAGTCCTTCAATTCCCACACGCAGACACTTTTCAGAGCGGCCATTGCCGATGGCCTCAGGCAGATCGCATCGTCGATGAGCGTATCCGGCGTCATTTGGGAACTCACTCTTCACCATCCTCGCCAACCACCGGGATCAACACGCACCTGCACCGCGGATGGGCAAGCGGGGCGTCATCCCCGCTCGGGAACACGTCATCGAGATCGATCGGGCCAGCGTCGGCATTGTCGGCGCATTCATCGTCGACATCTTCGTCGGCAAGGAGCCACGCCTTCTTGACGGTCACGCCGGCATCCGCCGCGGCCTTGTAGCCGACCAGCGCGCCCTGGCTGTTCGCGTTGGCGATCTCGGTGTTGGCGATCAGCAGCGAACGCTCCATCGAGAAGGCGCCGAGCGCCTCAATGCTCTCTGCGATCTCGTCCGACGACAGCCCTTCGGCCGTTCCATCGGCGATCGCCTGGCGCACCAGTTCGCGTGTCGTGTCGCTGACCGAGGTCACCAGGTCGGCAGCATGATCCTGCGACCAGGCCACAGCCCGATCGTTGATCTGCTCGAACATGTCCTGATCCGCGCCGATCTGGGCGAATGCCAGCGAGCCGGAGTCGCTCGCCACAGTGGCCAGCTGTTGGGCGAAGTCCGCGCTTTCCGACGAGGTTAGTGAAAAATCGAGGCTGGCGACGTAGCCATCGGCGGTCTGGCGATCGTCCTCAGATGCCTTGAACAGCGTAGCCCGGATTCCGCTTGCCACGGCTTTGGCCTGACGGTCGAAGACCCCGTTCCAGATCCTGGCCGCCGCGTTCGCCGCGCGCCGCGTGTTCCGGCGCGGGTAGGCTATCGGCCCCAGCGCCCGTTTGGTGAAAGGGACGTAGGCTGCTTCGCCTACCTCCTTCTCAAGCCTCTCGGGACGAACGAATAGCCCGTAGCGCGCTAACTCGCCTTCGATCTCATCCAGCGGAAAACGGCCAAACTTTTCGACTGACGGCTCCTTGATCTTGTCGAGCAAGTCACCGAGAGTTTGGGCCTCCAGATGCTGTACGCACGCCCAGCTCAGCTTCGATAGTTTCGGCTGCAGAACGCTCACCGGCAATGCTCGGTTGGTGTCCGTTGGCATCTGCAGCTTCTCGATGCCGTTCTTCGGGCCCGTGGAGGCGCTGCCAGTAGCAGGCTTGCCCTCCGGCGCGTCTTCCTTCGGCTTGGCCTGTGCGGCCGCCAGGGTGGCCTCAGTGTTGGCCTGCTGCGCTTCCATCTGGGCGGCGTAGGCGTCGATCGGCACATAGCCGGTCTGGGTGAGCACCATCAGCGTGCTGGCAGCAGGATTGGCGTCTGCTTCGAGCCCCAGCTTGTCGCGGAGTTCGTTAAGCGTAATGCCGCCTTTGGTCGCGTAGCCGGTAAGGACCGTCTCCTGATCGACCGGGTTTGTCTCGTCCTCTTCGGCCCATTCGAACTCGAGATCAGGCGCGTTGAATTCGGACGCGATGACGAAGTCGATCATCTGCTTGACCCAGTGCTGGGTCGGGGCGAGGCCTTCCTCTAGCGAGGCCTCCTTGGCGGTCTGGGCCGTGGCCCGGTTCATCATCGAGACGAAGGGCTGCGGATTGATCGAAAAGGCGTAGCAGACCACACGGGCCAGCCATTCGTCGAAGACGCCCTTCAGTTCGGGCTCCTTCGTCGCCTTGATGTCCATCCCGCCCGGGACGAACTTGGCGTGCCGGCGCGCGCCCGTATTGCCTTCGAGGACCGAGTCCCACCACTCCTGGAAGCTCTTGATGTGGTCGGGCGTCCAGCTTTCCGGCACCCCGATGAACGCCTCTGGAATGTTCCCCTCGGTGAAATACTGCAGGGTGAAGATCTGGCGGCGCAGAGCGGTGTTGACCGTGAGGATGATCTGCTCGACCGGGCTGTAGCCGTACACCCGATTGGTCCGCATGTTGCGCGGCCGATAGATCAGTTCGCCGGCCGGAAAGCGCTTCGCCTGGCCGTTGACCGTCCGATTGCCGACGGCGCCTTGGCCAAGCATGGCCATGAACATGTCCCGGTTCGGCGTCATGTAGTCGACAGCGGGAAGCCCCTTCAGCACCTGCTGATAGGCAGGCGACGGCGGCGCCGGCGTCCTGCCGTAGGCGTCGATGACGCGCTTGATCGTGCCCCCATCGATGGGCTCAAGGGCATAGAGGTCCCCTGCCCGCGTGCGACGGACGAACATCGCCGGCGCATCGAGGACGAACATGTCCTCGAGCAGCATCCGCAGCCAGGCATCCCACGCGTTGACCTTGTCGGGGAACCGGAAGAACGCATCGATCGCCTCGGCACGCGGATCGGACTTCTGGTCCGCCTGCTTGCCCTTGGTCTTCTTGCGCGGCTTGATGGCCCATTCCAGCCGCGCCATCTGGTCCTTGCGGGTCTCGATTACGAGCCGAAGGATGTCATAGGCGTCGGCCAAAGCCCGCAGTTCGGCGAACTTGACGACGTCATAGGAGCGAGGCTGAACGGTGAGGTTGTAGCCCGACGGGAAGTCAAGTTGACGCCCCGCCACCTCTGGCGGAGCGCTGGGCTTCTGAGGGTTGAGCGGCGAGAACCAGTCGGCGCCGGTGTGGGTGATGATGCCGGCGTCTTCATTGCCGCCAGCCGCGCTCACGGCCTGCTGATCGACGGGCGAAACTACCCCGCCCGCGTCACGCTGGGCCATTGCTCAGTGTCCCCCGAGGGCGTTAGCCGGCGAAGCTGTAGGAGTAGACGAACTCGAAATCGACGAGGCCGTTGGCACTGGGCGCCGTGGTCGGGGCGATGGTGCGCGCCACCGCATCCACGGTCGCCGTCGAGGCGACGTCGTCCGCCGCGGTGTTGGACGTGCCGAGCACCTTAGTGATCTTGGTCGCCTTGACGATCGCGAAGTCGACCACGCCCGGGCAGCTGGGAATGCCGAAGTCGTTCGACACGCCGATGCCGAGGGTGTTGCCGGTGCCCGAGCCGTTCGCGGCATAGGCCGCCACGGTGCCCGAGGTCAGCGAGGAATAGGCGTACTTCGACTTGTAGGTCGCCGACGCGCCGGCCGTGACCAGCGACACCACTTCGGTGACCGCGTTGCCATCCTGATCGATGCCGACCAGCGTGAGGGTACCGGCCGTGATGTCGGTGGTGCCGCCGGTGCCGAGGATGACGCGAATCTGGAGCTTGCGGGCATGCGGCGGCTGGGCGGCGATGGTGATCGCGCCGTTGGCCGGCGTCGCAGCGGCCTTGATGGAGATGAGGTCGGCCGGCAGCGGCGAGTTGAGGCTGACCTTCTCGACCACGGTGCTGAACTGCCAGAAGCCCGCCTGGATCAGCGGCAGCACATCGAGCTGGTTGACGTTGCTGATCGTACCGTCGGAAGCGATGGTGTAGTTCAGCCCGGAGCGGCCCTGCACAAGGCCGGTAACGCCCGCCGGGGCAATCATCTTGATGGCCATTGCGGGCCTCCTATTGTTGAGGGTGGTTGGTGAAGCCTGCCTGGCGCAGCGATGCCGCGTCGGACGGATTGATGACGATGCTGCCGTCCTCGCCCGGGCTGATCTTGCGGCCGTCGGCGAGGTAGATCGTGTTTGTGCCTGGGGGCGCGTAAAGGCGAAGGCCGCCGTTGTCGGGAGTGGGTAGAGCCGCCGGCTCCCGAGCCTTCGCAGCGTGCTCAGCCTGCTCTTTCATGAAGTCGAACATCCCCTGCCCCGGGATCAGATCGACCATCAGCTCAGTGAGCGCCCACACCCTTGCATCGAGCCTGTCCGGCGATGCAGTCCCGGCCAGCGGCTGCCATTCGCAGAGCTGATCCTCGAGCGCGGGGAACGTCCCGGCATGATGAACTTTGTGCTGCTCATCGAGCGCGGCGATCGGCTCCGCTCGTGCCTGCTTGCCGCGGCTGGCGTGCACTGCCCGGTAGGCCACTTCGCCAGATGAACGCGCCCCTTCGAGCTTCATTGCCTTGGCCGTCAGGGAGATGGTCTGCCCGATCCATTCCCCACCGTTGTTGACCTCGCCGACGATCCTGTCGGCCTGCCAGTCGTCATAGGCCTGTATGGCACGCCGAGCGGCTTGGTCCGGCGAAAGACGGTCGCTGAGGTCGGCAAGAATGACGCCGTGGTCATCCTGCCGGAGCCCGGCCACGACGATCCCCATCTCATCGGCGCCCTCGGTGGAGGTCGCCGCAGGATCCATTGCGACTACGATGCGCTTCATCGAGGCGATCAGCGCCTGGCGCTCCGCCTCAGCCTTCGGCTCCGGGATGCGGTTCTCTTCGATGATCCCGCGCGTCCATAGCGCGCCGGGGACATCATCGATCAGCTCGGCGTCAAGCTCCTGCCGGCCCAGCCGCGTGCCTTGGTACTTTGAGATGATCTTGGTGAGAAAGGCCGGGGCAAGGTTCGCCCGGTTGTCGAAGGTCTTCCCGCGGGTGACGATCGTACCTTCGTCGCCGATGATCTGCCGCAGAATCTTCAGTGGCTTCGGTGTGGTGGTAATGCACACCTGCGGGTCTTCACCGAGACGCAGGCCGAACATGGCCATGTCCCAAGTCTCTTGGGCGTACTGCCATGCGGCGAGCTCGTCGCACCACATAGCCTCGTGCTGCGGGCCGCGAAGACGTTCAGGCTCCTCGGCAGAGAACGCGGTGGCCACGGCACCGTTGTACCAGGTGACCCGACGCTTCGAGGGCTCATAGATCGGACTGCCGAGCGGTTCGCCGTCATCGGTTCGATCGCCGGCCCAGCACACCGACAGGATGCCGGACTCGCCTTCGATCATCACGTCTCTGGCGTCAGAGGCGGTAGGCGCGATCAAGGCGATACGCTTGTACCCGGCCTTGACCTTCTCGCGCACCCATTCGGCGCCCGTACGGGTCTTGCCGAAGCCGCGGCCGGCGAGCACCAACCACGTCTGCCAGTTCCCGTCTGGAGCGATCTGCTCGGCTCGAGCCCACTCCCTCCAGGTATGGAGAAATTCGAGAGCCTGCTGCTCAGTGAGGCTTTGAATTGCCTGGTAGCGCTCCACTTCGGGCAGCGAAGCGAGCGATGCGATCAGCGAGGAGGTCACGCGCGCTCACGTCTTCCGTCTGGATCGGGCCGCCGCCAGCGCCGGTGTGCTCGATGGCAGCAAGGCGAGGATGCACATACGGGGCAGCCAGTTTCGCTGCTTCCTCTGCCTTGTCGAGCGCCGCAGCCACCTTCAGAGGATCAGCATTCTTGCCCTTCGCCTCTTCTGCGTCCGCAGCATTGAGGTGGAAGCGCATCTTGCGGATCAGCACCGACAGTGGCGTTGCACCGGTCGCCTCGATCTTCCGCTGGCGCTCCTGGGTAGCCTTATTCGGTGCATTGGGCTTGCGGCCGGCGCCTTCTCTCTTACCGCCGCGGGGCATCTATGATTTCCTGCACGGCGTTTGATTGATTTTCAAAGAGGGGGTGAAGTTGAAATTGGTGCGCCTGACTTACAACACGAGTGTTGGTCCAAAGCCTGTCTATATCAACCCTATGCTCGTGCTCGAGGTCCTTGAGGCGACCGACACGACAGCTTTGATCGCTATGGCCGGCCATCAGGCCGGCAACGTCTACCACCGGGTGGTCATGGGGCAAGCGGGCGTCATCGCTCAGATGCTCTCCGACGAGATGAACACGATCACCTAGTTCTGCTTGTCCGGCGGCGGGAACAGCTGCACCAGCACGTCCCGCAACGCCATGGCATCGGCATCGGGCATCATCACGGCGCTCCGATAGCGAAGCTCGCCGTCGATCTGCTCGGCGAAGGCGATCCGCGTTCCGGCATTCGTCCGGACGACGAAGAGCCGGTTCACCCATACGGCTGCAGGATCGAGTGACTTGGTCTGCTCGTCCGATGCCATCATTTCCCCCGCGCCTTCGTTTTGGCCCTCGCCTTCGGCTTGGGCGCCTTCAGCGTATCAGGCCGATGACAAGGACCATAGTGCCGGGTCTGGCAGACCTTGCACTTGGGCGCTTCCATTTCTGGCACCAAAAATATCTACTGAGTGAACATTTCAGCTTGCTAAAGCATACTGAGTATGCAATAAACGTCTTGCCGGCATGTGCCGGCAGCGAAAGGAGGTGAGACCGCTGAAAGTCCGAAAGTTCCAGATGAAAGTCAGGTTCCTTGGGTGGCACCTTGAACTGACGATCATCTTCTAGGGACTACGGGGATCGGGTGAAAACCCGGTCCCCACCGGACAAAAGCGGCTCACCTCCTCAGCGAAGCCGAAAGGATAGATACCATGTCCCCTGACGAATTCAAAGCATGGCGCAAGGCCATGGGCCAGACCCAGTTGACCGCAGCGGAAATCCTGGGCGTGTCGCGCGGCACCATCGACCTCTACGAACGCGGGGCCCGCCGCGAGGACGGGCGCCCTGTCGAGATACCACTGTCTATCGCGATCGCCTGCTTTGCCTGGCAGAACTGGATCAACGAACTGGCGGCCTTGGCGTCGATGCCGCACGAAGGTGCCCAGGCAACAGACACCTGGGAGCACACGGTGAACCTCATCAAGGTGAAGTCCGGGATCGATCCGAACCATCTCGCGTCGGTTCTGGCGTCAGTTGCGCCTGCTGCACCCTACACTGAGAGGATCCGGGAAATCCTCTATCTGGGGCTCCCGGCCCGCTGAGCGGCTGACGCCTCGGACATCTTGCGCAGCCCTGCCCGCTTCACCGCTGCCAGCACCTTGGGCGGCAGGCCGGCGACATGCTCGACGAAGGCGCAGCGGATCGCCGGCGACGGGCGCTCCGGCCGCGGGAAGACCATGGCAGACATGATAGATTCCCAAATTAAGCGACAAGAACGACTGCCGTTCGGCAGTTATATCCACAGGCTGCGCCAGCAACCTATTGCTGATCGGGAATGTGCGGTAAGATTGGGTCGCCTCGTTGACGAGGTGATGAGCTCAGGAGAGCAAATGAACGACGATACCCGATACGAGATGCGGACCCAGCGCCAGAATGGCACCGCTCCATACTCTGTGTTGACCCTCTTTGGGGCGGCCAAGCTGAGGCAGTTCCTTCTTGAGAACCCCGAGCCAGCGGCTGGATATTACCGCACCTTTTGGTGCGACGACCATTTGGTGACTTCGGAAGAACTCGCCGAGATCATGCGCTAACGAGCCTGTGGGCCGGCGTCATAGCAGCGGGTTTGCACCCCGCCCCATCGGCTGGCCCTTCTCGTGGGGTGTAACTGAATTTTGCGTCGCTGGCCGGCTGATGACCCTATTACGACAAGACCCGCCTCGATTGCTCGGGCGGGTCTCAATTCAGACGGCAGTCTGAAAATGGAATATTGACCTCATAAGGTGATTTGGCCGGGTGCGTCAAGGGTCGGTGGTGTCTCAGTTTGAATTTCGCAGCCACGGGAAGGTCGCGCGCGCTTCATTGTGCGCGGCCTCGATCGTGTCAGTTATTGTTCCCCAGGGACCAAGGGGAGCCCAATACTCCCCTTCCGGCTCTGGTCTGGCATAGTGCGCCATCTGGACGAAACCGAACAGGCCGTCGTCGCGCCGGAATACATCGACGCGATAGTGACCGTCTGAACTATGCAGACTTTCGACGATCTCTCGGCTCACTCGACCTCCCGCTTCTTGTAGGGCCCGCGCTTCGCGGGAGCCGGCGTCATGGCATCGATCTTAGCGGCGATATCCTCCAGCGACCATAGGCGATCAAACTGAGACACTACCCAAGGGTCCAGTTTTCTCACTCAATGTCGGCTTCGGGGCAGTAGACTCGGTACCCGCAACGGATCAACAGGGCTGTCGCCTCCGCGCGGATTGCAGCTTCTGTGGCCGCATTTCGAAATCGGTGGCTCTCCATCCTGGGCCGCCTTTGCCGAACACGTCTATGCGCAAGGCCGACTGCAGGGCGCCCGCAAGTGGCCGCCAGACTAACTTCTGGTTCGTTGACTAAGTCTGTAATCCCGCTTTTACTGAAGACGGCTAAACGCTGGAGGCTCAAATGCTAAATCCATGGAAGGCAATACTCGCATTTTATGCAACTATCGCATTCTGCTCTAGTGGGTATGCGGCCCCTGCCCCGACTACGTTTAAGCCCGTCCCGATCATCGTCCACCAAAAGATTCCGGTCGATCCGAACAACATTCTCGTTTTCCGGATTCAAAGCGGCGCTAAGCCGATCATCGCCGAAACTCAGGCGAAATACTGCTTCAACCTCTCGGAGGTTGGAGGCTCGATGACGATCGACGGCGTCGCAGGAGACAAGGCAAGGCTCGACATATACTGCGGCGAGACACTCATGGGCTCATGCACGGATACGGCGCCTGGTAGGCCGATGGTGAAGCGCTGCACTGTTCCGAAGGTCGCGACAGAGGACCAGACGGGCAAGCTCACCTGCACAACGACTGTGCTCAGAGGCAGCCCGGTCACGTCTATCGAGTGTGACGATCCTTGAAACCGTAGGACCGCCGGAAGCTTCGGCGGCCCGCCGATCGCCAAGAACGCAAGTGAGGCAGTCTGACGCCGGCTAGGCTGCCTCAGATCGCTCGAACACTTTCCTTGAGATCCCGAAGTGGTGCGCCAGCGCGTTCAGCGCCAACCTGGCATCGCCGATCATGTGCCACATTTGCTCGTCCCTGAAGACGATGTAGTCGAGCGCCGCGTGAAGGTTGCAACCGCGATTGGCGAGGAGGTTTTGCTCCGCCTGAAGCGCGGCCTTGGCCTTGTCGTGCTGAACGACGATCGATCGGCACCAAGCCTCATGGCTGTCGGTTTCCTCGCCGCCGGCCGCGCCACCAGATGTCTTGAGCCCGTCCGGCGCGCCTATAGCGCGCTTGTATCGCTCGTGAAGATCGAACATTTCGACGGCCGCGTCGTATTGCGGTTGGCTCAGTACGCCTGTGAGCCGAAGCCTGCCAAAGAACGTCGCTGCTTTCTGGTCGCGAGCATCTTCTTCGGAAAGCCCGAACAGCCGCATGCGCGTCAGGATCGGCTCAACGTTCTCTTGGTACGCCCATGATGCCCGAGAAACTCGCCCAGACGCGGTCCTCACTACACCGGTTTTACGCTTTCGACCTGCCTTGGCCATTTGTTTGCCCCTTCGCGCCGCCGTTAGGCGAAATAGCTCAGCCTCGCCGGCGCTGCCGGAGAGGTTTCAAGGGGCTTCAGAGGCGGAACCTCGACACTATCGACCGATTTGGGGTAATCGATCAAGGCACAAGTTGAGGGCATCTAAAAAAAAGGGATTGCCCCGAGAATATTGCATGGAGGACTCGATTGCCGGTCTACAGGAATGACTTGATGTGCGGCGCCACCTCTCTGTCGTACGATTTCGACCTGAGAGCTGGAGCGTTGCATCTAGCCGAGGGGAACACGTGCGATATGACCGGATGCACCGGCCTGTTCCTCGCGATCGATCCCGACGTTCAATGGATCGAGACGTTTTCCGGAAAGAAGCCGGACACAGCATATCGCCGTCTTCCGGATGGCAACTGGGAAGCAATGCCGTCAAAGAGCTTGGGCCCCCTCGATGCCCCTTGACCGGCCGGCCGCTGCCTATACGTTGGCGGGGGGCTAATCGACACTCCTGGGGCAGCGGGAGAAGCTTTCGTGGCACCTACCCTCGTCTATTCCGGCGACCCAAACTCACCCGAAGCGCGGCACGAGCAACTTAAGCTCAGGGTCAAGTGGGCCCTCCGCGAGCTGTCAGCCAATATCCTCCGGATTGTCCGCGGCGCCGGCAAGCCCGAGGCGCTCGCGCGAGACTTGCTTGAGGCGGTGAAGGCCATGTCCGAGTACAGGGAAGTGATGGGGCAGGGCGTCGCCCCTTGGGACATCACGGCGATGCTCGACCCGGACGATTCCGACCTCGAACTGCGGCCCGGAAGGCATCCAGAGCTCAGCCCTGAAGATCGCAAAGCTCGTTACGAGGACGGGTCGGCGTGGCTCGAGGAGGCAATGCTGACAATGCGCCGCGGCAGTCTGCAGATAGCCGCCTCGATGCTGCTGGGACAGAACACCCAGGTGAGAGCCGGAGAGCGCGAATTGTCCCGCGGTGCTCAAGAGCATCACGCCGCTCTTGAGCAAGGCGAGGCGCTCCGGCGCAAGAGGTGGGCCGAAGCGCACAAGAAGCCAAAGCGGGCGACGAGGCCGCGAAAGGTGAAGAAGAGCGACGAGAGCGAGAAGGATCCCTAAGCGAAGGGCTTGTCGCCGTCGAAGTCCTTCTTCCATGCCTGAAACCGTGGACTCGAAGGGTCCTGCCGCTCCAGCGAGTTTTGGAGGTCAGTCATGAGAGCCATGGCCTCATTGACTGACACAGGTCGGCCGGCTGCCCCAATCATAGCGGCGGCGAGCGTGGCAATTCGCTGCCTGTTGAGGGCTTCCACTAGCTTGCCCGCCGCCACATCAATCTGCACATTCTCGGCCATATTCGATTCTCGCTATTGAGCTTCGCCGCGATAATCAGAAGGATTGCTATTTACCCTTCTTGGGTTTGGCTTTGCTTGGTGTCTGAGACAGATCGGAAGCTGCGACGACCTTCTCGACCGGGGTCGATTTCTTGCTCCCAAGCTCCTTGCCGGCCTTGGAGGCCGGTTTCTTTCCGGTCGCCATTTCTCATCTCCCTATGCGTTGGCTCAGGAAGTCAGCGCCGAGTCCTTTACTTTGTCAAAGCCAGTGCTCGAACTCGCACTAGCAATCTGTGCATCTAGCTTTCGGCACCGGGCCCGCAGGTCGTAGGCCTTGGAGTACGCCTCCCCCATGAGCCACAGGCGCCTGTCGATCGTGTCTATCCGCACAGGAAAATAGCAGAGGTCCGGGTCTGACGCGTCTCGACTAGCGTGCCGCACTTCGAAAGCGTGCTCGATCTCCGATTCGAGCAGCGACACGACGGAGAATAACACGTTGGCGTCGGTCACCAAGTCTTCGATCTCCGCTTCGAGCTGGTCAACCTTGGCGTCAACGAGGGCGGAGCGCGCGTCGACGCCGCGCACGTCCAGCCACCCCCGCATGATCTGGCCGATGCATTCATCATCCCACCAGACGTCTCGCCCGCCAACGAGCCGAAGATACTCAGCTCTCGCCCAAAGGGTCCGCGCGTGAAGGGCCGGGGCTCGCAATAGCGCATGCATCGCCTCGCGCTCTGACGCGAGGAGTGCTGCAGCGCTTGGGTCGGATGCGGCGGCCTTCAGCAACTCTGTAAGAGCCGCCCAGTGCCCGTTGATCATCTCGGCGATCGCCGGAACGAGGTGGGTCGTTGCGCTGAGCCGACTGACGAAGGCGTTTGTCTCATTCCACCAGGCAACGTCGGCCGCCGGGACAGCGGACACCGGCTTTGCACGGGAGGGCCGTTCTGTGGTATTGGGCCTCGTACCCATTTCG